CTGACGCCGTGGTCCGCGCGGTCGAGGCGCTCGCGCACTTCCGCGTCGACTGCCGCCGCACCGCCGCGACCTTGCTCGGTCTGTACGCCCACGTCGGCGACCTCACCCCGGAGCAGCGCGTCGAGGTACTTGACCACTTCGCCCCGCCCGGCCCGCGGGTGCTGCTCTCGACTCTCGATCGGCAGACCCGCAGCGGTGCCGCGTGGTTGGGGCGTCGCAGTGGCTGAGATCAAGGTGGAGCACGCGCGCGACGAGTCCGGCTACGACCGGCCGGGCCTACTGCTGGCGACCGTGGCCGGCCGTGTGGTCGGCACTGCTGCGCGGGTGGCCGGTTCGGTGCCGGAGAAGTGGATAGCCCGCAGGACGGGCGACACGCGCCATGTCACGGGCCTATCCGAGATCCAGGCCCGAGAGTTGTTGATCACCTGGGCAGGAGAGGCGGCGTCATGACCGAGGACGAAGCCATCATGATCTTCGATCTTGGGGTGGAGATCGGCGAGCAGCGCGCGCTCAGGCGCTCGCGTCAGTTCAGGCTGGTGACCGAGTTCTCGCAGGCGTTGACGGACGGCCGTAGCGAGGACGCGGCCCGCCTTCGGCGGCAACTGCTCGGCGAGCTCGGTCGCGAGGAGGGCACCGAGTAGGACATGCACCACAAGAGCGGCCCGACCGGCGTCAAACTCCGGTCGGGCCGCTTGCTGTCCTGGTGGGGAAGTGTCCGCCCCGGGGCGTACGAGGGAGCGACGGAAGAAGAAGAGAGCGTCTTGTCTTCTTCTTTGTCCGCCCCGGGCGCACGGGGGAGCGGATTCCGCAAGAGCCTTGCGGAATTTCGGATCACCGAAATTCAACAGGCTTCCGTTGAATGTCCGCCCCGCGCGCGCGGGGAGCGGCCAAGGTCATTAATCCAGATAAGCTCTCTCCTGGATGTCCGGCCCTCGCGCGCGCGGAGCGGCCCGATTCGAGACTGAACCAAATTTGTATCAGCCATCCGCCCCGCGCGCGCGAGGTGCGGAATTCTCCAACGCGTTGGGGAATTCCGCACACCACGTCCGCCCCGCGCGCGCGAGGAGCGGCATCACTTCGGGAAACTTTCCCGAAGTGGAAAGGCGTCCGCCCCGCGCGCGCGAGGAGCGGCAGAACCGGTCAGCTACTACTGCCCCAGGGCGCGCTGTACGTTCCCGCCGCCGTCGGAGATGACCCGCTTGCGGATCGCTTGGGCGAAGTCGTCCCCGATGCCGGTGAAGTCGAACCGCACGGTCACCGTGTTCCGGTTGCCGGCCGTCCGTGGCGGCGGCATCGAGTTGTACCCGGAGCGCGGGACCACGTCCATGCCGTGCCAGCCGGCCGCCGTACCGAGCAGGCTCGCGGCGCGCTGGCGGGAGATCCCGAGCTTCGGCACGAATGCCTCCATGCCGGTCTGCCGCTCCCCGAACAGGACGGTCGGCTTGCTGGTGATCAGGCCGGTCTGCGCCTTCACGATGCCGCCCTTGTCCTGCGCGACGTACTGACCGGGCCCGACCTTCGGCGGGTGGTACTGCGAGGAGTCGGACACGAACTTGACCTTGACGGTAGTGACCTTCGACGTGGGGATGAGTTTGAGCGCGTCCGCGTACTTCTCCGCTTCGGCGCGGTTGAATCCGAGCTGGGTCAACGTTTTGATCAACTGGCCGCGCAGTCCTTCGTTGCTCTGTCCGGCGGTCTTGTTCTGCTCGGCGAGAGCGACGTACTTGTCCACCAGGGTCCGCACCGCTTCGCGGTTGTCTCGGGCCGCTTGCGTCGACCCGGTCAGCGCGCCAGCGCCCTTGACGTGCTCCTCGCGCTGCTCGGCGAGCTGCTCTTTCAGCCGCTGCACTGCGGTGGCGACGCCGTCCTGGGCCACTTCCAACCCGAAGAACCGGTGAACGCCATCCTCGATTGCGGCGAACATGTCCTCTAGTTCGCGCCGGGCGTCGATGGCCGCCTTGCCGACGCCGCCGACCGACTCCGACCCGACCTCACCGATCTCCTTGAGCAGCCGCTTGGAGTCTCCGCCGATGCCGACCCACGAGCCGACCTCGACGCCGACCTCCTTCGCGGCCTCCCGGACGGCTACGAAACCGCTATAGACCTTGACCAACTGGTCGACCCCGGCGGCGAGCCCGGCGGTTATGTTCGCGGTGTTGGTCAGTACGTCCCCCAACGCGTCCCCGGAGGTCTCGGCGTTGTCGCCGAACCGCTCGAACGCGTACGCGAACGCCTCGCCGAACCGTTCGACGCCCCGGCCGATCGCGTCGACGACCGGGGCGGCCCGCTCGATCGCGTGCCGGATCGACGGCATCACGGTGGCGACGAAGTCGATCCCGCTGTCCGTCAGCGGGGCGAGCAGCTTCTCCGACGCTGCGGTGATGGCGCGGAACTCGGGGTTCAACTCGGACCGCCACGCCTGCCGTACCTTGTCGATGCTGTCCAGGGCGGAGTCGGCAAACCCTTGCCCGGCGGCGAAGAAGTCGTCACGGATCTCGTGACCCAGCGACGCCGCGGACGCCTTGACGGTGCCGTCCTGGAATGCCGCCGCCAGCCCTGCCGCGACACCGCCGAGACCGAGCGCGCCCACCACCGCGCCGGACGCGGCGCCAGCGATCAGCGGGCTTCCCGCGATGCCGGCCCCGATCCCACCGGCGAGCACCGGGGAGCCGAGCGGCATCGAGAAAAGCCCGCCGCCCGGTACGCCGCCGCCCTTCGGGGTGGCAGCGGCGACCGCGCCCATTCTCGCGATCCGCCGGGCGGTCTCGTCGGCCTGGTCGGCGACCTCGTCCAGCGCCGACCGGTAGCGGCGCAACTTGGACAACGCCTGCGCCTCACCGGTGAACGCCTTGTCCAACCGGGTCCGCTCGACCTGGTCCACGGTGCGGGAGAGTTCCCCGGCCAGCCTGGCCATCTCCCGGCGGGTCGCGGACATCCGCTTGTCGAGTTGGGCGGCGTCACGGGACAGCTCGCTGAACCCGTCGTCGAGCTTGTCGGTGGCCTTCGCGGTGCGGTCGATGCCGCGGGTGTCGGACTTGGTTTCGACGTCGAGCCGGATCGGTCGGGGCATCGGCTTACCTTCCCGGGAGTTTTCCTTCACGCCAGGCGTCGACCCGGGCTTTCATGGCCAGCCACAGGTCGTGGGGCAGGTCTTCCAGCTCGTCCCAGCGCACCGACGGGAACAGCATCATCATGTCGGCGGCGTACTCGGCTACGAGGTCTCGGAGGTCTCCGTCGCCGAAGGGGTCGCTTTTCCCTGGGCCTCGTCGTCGTAGCGGACCTGCAGGCCGCGCTCGTCGTATTCGAGGTCTTCCCAGGCGACGGCCACGCCGTGACTTCGCAGGCACAGCCAGATGAGGGCGTCCCACGCCAGCTGCTCGTACGGGCCCCGTTTGACCACGAGCATCCCATCGTCGCCGATCTTCTTCTGCCCGTCGGCGTCGTACTCGTAGACGTGGGATCCGTTCTCCAGCACGGGCCGGCCCCGCAGCGCCTGCGACCAGTCTTCCCGGTTCGGGTAACCGACGGACTGCAGGAAGATGGAGTCGCGGACTCGCATTCGTAGCAGGTCGAAGTCCAGCCACTCCTCGGTGATGTCGAAGCGTTTGCGGTCCTGTTCGGACAGTTGGATACGCACGGATTTAGCTCCTTGCTATCGTGGGGATTCGCCGCTTGGCGCGGCACGTCAGGCCTCCGACCGCACGATGCTGACGAGGTCGTCGCGGACCGCGGCGGCCAGCACCGCCCGCACGCTCACGCCACGGGCGCGGGCCAGCGAGACGTACGCCGCCGTCTGTACCTCGCCGTACTGCGCCTTCAGCGCTGCCATGAGGTCGTCCGGTAGCAACAGCCCGAGGTCGTCGGTGCTCACGCCGCCACCTCCCGCGGGTCAGGGTCAAGCCGACGGCCCTGCAACCGCAGCAGCGCCTCCGCGCCGCTGAGGGTGACCGGTGCCGGCGGTTGCAGGGTCGGCCGCGGTCGGCGCACGTACGGCCGGTCCGTGCGCCGGAAGAGCCGGAGCAGCTCCCCCGCCTCGCGCAATTCCTCGACCTCGTCGAACGGCACATCCTTTGCCACGGCCAGCGAGCGCAACGCCACGGAGGTGTCGGCGTAGGCGGGCATGTTCACCGGCGCGACGTCGACCAGGATCGCCTGCACCAGCCTCCGCATCGGGTAGCCCTGCTCCGAGAGGCCCCACTCGTCGCCGCCGCCACTCGGCAGCCGGAACGCGAACGACGAGCCGCGCACGTCGCCACGCTGCACCAGCTCGACCACGTCCGACCGGTGCTGCGGCGGATCGACGTCGTAGTCCAGGCCGACAGCGTCAAGCGCCAGCGTCAGCGTGCCGGCCGCCGTCGTACCCAACAGCATGTTGTCGTCGTGGTTGTAGCGGGCCATCACACCGGGCCAGTCCCGGCCGCGGGAGCCGTTGAACACCACCGGGTCCAGCACCTCCACGAACCCGCCGAGGTCGTGGCTGTACTTCCCGAACTTCGCCGCGTACCCGCCGATGCGGAGTCGGTCGCCGGGGCGACCGCGCAACTCCACCGGCGCCGATGTCCAGCGCCGCTCGCGGCGGTCCGCCGTGTCGGGCCTCACGCGGCCGGATCCCAGCGTCGGCGTTGCAGCTCGACGAGCAGCGCCAGCGGCGCGGACGCCTGCGGCATCTCCACCCGGCGGGCCTCGAGCATCCGGTCCCGCAGCTGCGCCATCGCCCGGACGCCGGAGAGCCGACCCCGCGGCGGCGCCGATGCCATCGCTCGGGTCGCGTTCATGTGCACCCAGCGCCGGCGTTCCGTCTCGTCCCGCGGCGGGATGCCCCACGCGGTCGGGAACGGGCTCGTACCACGGTGCCCGTCGGCGTACTCGACGCCGCTCACACCCATGTCCTTTGCCCCTGTAGATGCAGCCGTTCGGCGTGCTCGGCAGCGCGTAGGCGCAGGTACTCCGCCCAGTCGGCCTCGGTGGACGCCATCCCACCGGCGATCAGGTCCTGAGCCTCCGCGGCGTCGCATTCGAGGAGCTCGCCGATCGGCGGCCAGTCGACGCGGGCACCGTCAACCCCCGACCGGGTGCCGGAGACCGCGACGCGCATGACGACTCTCACCGGCCGCCGCCGCGGCCGCCGCCCCGACCGCTACCCTTGCCGGCCTTCGTCGCTTTCTTCGGCACGCCCAGGAAGGCGAGCATCGCGGCGGTCGCCGGGTTGCTGTCACTGCTGAGCCCGCCGGGGCCCTGCGCGGTGCTGAAACTTTCGGTCGTGAGAGCCATATCGGTCACTCCTGCTCGCAGGTCTGACGCCGGGTGGCCGGGCTGGACCTGCGAGTACGGCCCGGCCACCACCGCTAGGGCTCAGTATGCGCCAAACTCCTACTAGCTAGATAGGAGTTAGGGCCAGCGGCGCGCCGGTCCTTTCATGGCGGAACGAGGGTGGCCGATGAGAGCAGGGCCGAAGGCGAGCGTGCTGGACGCGCCGCTGGACCTACGCCGGCTGCCCCGGACCGGCGGGGCGCGGGTGATCGCGTTCTGCGAGAAGTTCCTGACCACACCGAAGGGCACCGGCGCACGCCGGCGGCTGCGGCTGCGGGACTGGCAGCGCGACATCGTGTGCGGCCTGTTCGACGACCCTCGGCCACGCCAGGGGTTGGTGGCGATCCCCCGCGGCAACGGCAAGTCCACATTGGCCGCCGCGCTGGGCCTCTACGGCCTCTTCGCCGATGGGGTGGAGGGAGCACAGGTGTTGTGCGTGGCCTCCGACGAGCGGCAGGCCCGGATCGTGTTCAACACCGCCCGCCGGATGGTCGAGCTGGACGAGGCGCTCTCGGCCCGCTGCCAGATCTTCCAGAACCGGCTCTACCTACCGGGCACGGACTCGTCGCTCTACCCGCTGCCGGCCGAGGCCGCCGCGCTGCAGGGGTACGACCCCAGCCTCGCGATCGTCGACGAGCTGCACGTGGTCACCCGGGACACCTGGGAGGCGGTGTCGCTGGCCGCCGGCAAGCGCGAGCGAGGGTTGACGCTGGCCATCTCGACGCCGGCCGGGGACACGGACAGCGTGATGTGGGAGCTCGTCGAGCACGGCCGCCGCGGTGCCGAGTCGTTCTACTTCGCCGAGTTCGCCGCACCGCCCGGCTGCGAGCTGGACGACGAACGGGCGTGGCACATCGGCAACCCGGCGCTCGGCGACTTCCTGCACATCGACGCGATGCGGGCGGTCCTGCGCACCACCCGGGAATCCTCGTTCCGCCGCTACCGCCTCGGCCAATGGGTCGCCGACGAAGAGCGGTGGATGCCGCTCGGCGTGTGGGAGTCCTGTGTGGAGCCGGGACCGATTCCGGATGGCGCACCGGTGGTGCTCGGGTTGGACGGGTCGTTCTCGCAGGACTGCACCGCCGTGGTGGCGGTCTCGGTCGGCGACGTGCCGCACGTGGACGTCGCCGAGTTGTGGGAGCCGCCGGAGGGCCGGCCCGACTACCGCGTCCCGGTCGTCGACGTCGAGGACGCGATCCGGTCGGCATGCCGCCGCTGGCAGGTCCGGGAGATCGCCTGCGACCCGTTCCGGTGGACCCGTACCATGCAGGCGCTGCAGGCCGAAGGCCTACCGGTCGTCGAGTATCCACAGTCGCCGTCGCGGATGACCCCGGCGACGCAGGCGTTTTTCGAGGCCGCGCTCAACGGCGGCTTGACCCACTCCGGCGACGCCCGGCTGGCCCGGCACGTGGGCAACGCGGTGCTCAAGGCCGATTCGCGCGGCACCCGGCTAGCCAAGGAGCACAAACATTCGCGGCGGAGAATTGACGCGGCGGTCGCCGCGGTGATGGCCTTCGACCGGGCCCGGCAGCCCGAGGAGGCCGAGTACGACGTACTGCAGAGCGTGTGGTGACTCTCGAAGTCAATCGTCAGCCGCCGATGTCCGGTGACATGTTCTACTGTGGACAGTACCGTCCACAGTAGAATAGGACATTCCCCCGCGACTACTCTATGTAATCAGAGTGAAGATCAAAGAGTGGTAATTTGGTAGTTACCCCCTTCTTGATCTTGGGCCGTCACGGTGTGTAACTGAGAGTCGGCCGAGGGAAGTGGGTCGCGTCAGGTCATGATCAAAGAAACCGGGCCTTACGAGCCTCTGACCTGCGGTTATGCAATCCCCGCCCTCCCACCACGGGTTAGCGCGCGAGCCCGCGGGGCTGGCGACTACTGTGGGTGGCTGCCACTCCTCGATCAACCTGTGCCAGCGCCTCAGTCGCTCTGCGTGAGCGCGGCGGATGGATCAACGCTCAACGTAACGATCTCCGCTTGGCCTCTTCGTACACACGTACGCACCGTCTATGCCTTCCGCCGCGTCCGCCCGCCACGCGACGAGTTGCACCACCCGCAACTCGAGACGAGGTTGGCCGGGTCGAGCCGCGGACCACCCCGGGCGAGCGCGACCACGTGGTCGACAGTGCGCGCCGCGCCTCCACACCAGTGGCAGGTCCACCGGTCGCGCTGCAGCACCACCAGGCGCACCCGCTCCCACGCGCTGTCGTAGCCCCGCCGGGTGGTGCTCGGGCGCTGGGCGTCCACCCGGGCGTTGCGGGCCCGGTCGTGGGCGGCCTGGTGGGTTGGGCAGCGGGAGCCGGTGCTCAGGCGCCCGCAGTCCAGGCAGGGGCGCGGGAAGCCCATCACTGGCCTGCTTCCTTCTCGGCCATCCGCTGCAGCGCGAACTTGAGGAACAGGTTCAACTTCCTCTCGCTGCCGTAGGCCCTGATGCCCCACTGCGTGGCCACGCCCACGAGCGCACCGATCAGCTCCATTGTGGGCACGTCCGCGATCAGCTCGTTGACGCCTTCCTCGTCGCCGCGCAGCAGTCCGGCGATCAGCGCCAGGGCGATGGTGACGTTCTCGGGTACCTTCACGTCCCCCTCCTGGGTGCCCAGCGTCCGGTCTGCATCGGTGGCGCCAACGGACATCCGGCCCGGTGCTCGACGGCGAGCGTGACCGCGGTGCGGAACCTGCGCCTGTCGCGTCTGTTCAATCCGACCGCCTCGGTCGGGCATCGGCAGAGCGGATGCACCGGCGGGTACGCCTCGGTTGTCACGGTGCGACCACCTGCGCGGGCCGCAGGGCCTCGGCGTGCACCCGGCATATCAGGCAGCCGGCCTCGACCGCCTCGGCGCAGCCGGCCACCACGCACCGGGATGCGGTACGGGTGACCGGCCGGGGGCCGAGGCAGTTCGGACGGTGGGTCACGGGACCAGCACCCGCATCCGGACGGCCCGGATCATCCGGTGCCGCTCGTCGGTGCTCAACTGGTCCAGGTCGCTGATCCGCCTGCCGGTCAGCCGCGACGCGATGGTGTACCGGTCGCGGTAGAGCCCGGTTCGGTGTAGCTCGGCGACGAGGACGGTGAGCAGGTACTCGGTCATCAGGGCTCCTCCAGGTAGAGGTTCCACAACAGCTCCTCCGAGTGGGACAGAGATGTACGAGGGGGCGGGTAGGAGTGCCCGTGATGGTCGTCATCGTTGGCCTCCACTCCGTGGGGGTTGGGGGATGGTTGGTACATCTGAGTCCTACTTTCGGGCCAGTGCTCGCGTAGCCATGTCGTCGCCATCCACAGGTCCGGGGAGTTGGTGCCGGCGCCGGTCTTCGACCGCTCGGCCACCTTCAGCAGAGACAGGTCTTCCAGGTGCCGGGAGGCGGTCTTCGTCACCATGCCGACCGCGGCCGCGATGGTCGCGGTACGCACAGGCTCGCCGTGGCGCAGTAGTTCGCGGATCAGCGTGGTCCGCACGGCGGGAGCGCAGTCGATAGCAACCCGGGCAAGTACGGACCACGCGGTGCCCTCGTCGCAGCCGATGGCGACCAGGCCACCGAACAGCCGGGCGTACGCCTTCACCAGCCGCCCGGGGCCCTCGATCTGGGGCAGGTACAGAACCTCTTGCGTGTAGCCGTCACGTTCGACGCCGGTGCGCGTCCGGGCGGTGTAGACAGCCAGCGCCCCAAGCTGGTCGGCCTGCTCGTCTGTCCACTCGCGGTTGACCCGGCCGCGGTCGGCGTGTTCGACGAGTCCGGCAAGGGCTTCGCGCAGCTCTCTGCGCATCCGCTGCTCGTGCTCGCCGTGGCGCAGGGCGGCGCGGTAGGCGGCCTCAGCGTTGACGTCGGGCATGCGCAGCATGAGGAACCGGTCGCCGAGCGCGGAGATGACCGCGCCGTACCGGTCGATGGCAGGGGTGACTCCGCCAACTAGGCCAGCTTTGCCGGTCCAGGTGAGCATCCGGCCGCCGTCGGACCCGACCGCGCGGTCCCATCTGCCGTCGTACACCTCGCGTAGTGCGGCGAGCGCTTCGGCCCGGGTGTCGCGGTTCTGCGCGAGCACCGACGTGAAGTCCTTCGCCAGGATCACCCCGAAGTCCCCGATCTGGCGCAGTAGGCCACCGGTGGCGTCCTTGGCGCGGTCGCGTTTGCTGGTGCCGGACAGCAGGCTCGACGCGGTGAGCGTGGACGCGGACCGCACCCACGGCAGCCGTCCGGCGGCCGACAGCAGCTCTGTCTTGCCGGTTGAGGGTGCGCAGACCAGCAGCAGCCACACGGGGTCGCCGGGTGCCCGGTTGGCGACCAGCGCGGCGGCGAGCGCGTACAGCGGCGCCGGGTCGTCGAGGTAGAGCCACCGGCGGAACACGGTCACCGTGTCGTCCAGGGTGGACGGTGCCGCCGGTGGGGCCGCGGGGGTGAGCTGTTCCTGGATGTCGACCGGTGCGGCCGGCCGGTCTCGAGCATCACGGACCAGGTCCTCGACAGCCCCGCCGTCGGCGAGGTAGTCGTCGAGTCCGACCTTGTCGCCGTCACCGGCGGGCAGGTACACGTACGCCACGGTGGCGCCTCGGCGGGTCAGGAACCCGCCGAGGCGGACCAGCGCGTCATGCACCTGCCGCTTGGTCATCACGTCGGAGTCGAAGCACAGGAACACCTTTCGGCCTTTGAGCGCGACCGATTCCCAGAACGCGAGCACGGTTGCGCCGCCGGTGTCGTTGGTGCCGCGCCAGTTCCATACGCCGAGCAGCCCGAGGCAGCACAGCCCGGCCGACACGGCTGCGTCGGCCTTGCGGACGCCCTCGGTGACCCACAGCGGAACCGCCGGATCCCCCAGCTGTCCACGTGCGCCGGGCGGCACGTCCACGGCCATCCTCGTCCCGTTGGGCGTCTCGTACTTCACGGTGTTCCCGGCCTGCGTGGTCCGTGGGCTGTCCGGCCGGTACTGGTGCAGCGCGACCGCTCCGGTCTCGTCGTAGACCGGCACGAGCAGACCGGGCACCCGCTGCTGGTAGCCGGCGAAGCCCAACTCGGCCAACCGCTTCTTGACGTCGACGGTGACGTACCCGCGGGCCTCGGCGACCTCGGGCGAGATCGCCGAGTCGGCAAGCATCTGCGCGTGCCGGTCGAACAGCCGCGCGCCATAGCCGCTCACCGGCGCCGCCGGTGCATCGGGAAGGGGATCACCTTTGCCAGCACGGCGTCTGGCTCCGGCGGGGGAGGCTCCGCCCACGGATCCGCCCACGGACTGGCGTCCCGCGAGTCGGCGGCCGCGTCATCGTTGTGCGGGCAGCCGCGGGCGCGGCACCAGCCGGGCGGCTCGCCGTGGTCGCACGTGTAGTCGTGGCCGTAGGGGATCACGGCGCACCGTCCGGTGTGGACTCCGTGGGGAATTCCCCGGCAGACGTGGGGAGTTCCCCACGCTCCCGCCGGAGGACGCCCACGGTCTTGTGATCGCAGCCGGCCAACTCGGCGATGCGCCGATCCGACGCGTCAGGGTTGGCCTCGATCGCGCGCAGGATCCGGCGACGCTTGCGGTCCGCCGTAGTCAACGGGGTGAGCAGTTCACCGGCCACGCCTTCCGGCGGTTGCCAGCCCTTCACCCCGAGGTCCTGCAGCCCGAGCGCCGGGATGAGCTGGTCGGCGGTCGGCAGGGCGGCCACGAGGTCCCGGGCCTCGTCGGTCTCCAGTCCGCCGACCACCAGCGCGGTCTCCACGTCCAGCGCCTTGGCGTCGATCAGGGTCTTCGCCTGTTTGGTCAGCGCGGCCAGCTTCGTCTGAGCGACCTTGCGCAGCTCCGCCCGCCGCTTCGGGTCGCCGAACGACCGGGATCGGGACATCCAGTAGGTGTTCAGGGTCGGCGCCTGCGAGGCGGGAATCCCAAGGTCGGCGCACCGGGCGACGATCAGCTCGTTCGCCTTCCTCGCCGCCTCCTCGGCGATGACGATGGCCTCGGCCCACAACTCGTCGCGCCGGGAGTACTCCGCGGCGACCTGGTCCTCTACCTCGGCGAGGAGGATCCGCTCGCGCGTCTCGGTTTCTTGCTTCGCCTGCCGCGCCCGCAGCCTCACCAGCCGGATGAGGTTGTCGCGGTCGGCCTTCGTCATGCGCTCGCGCTCGGTCATCCGGCACCACCCGGAGTGGAGAGCCGGTGTCGCCACACGCCACTGAAGCTGTCGTACCAGGCCCAGACCGGCCGGTCACCATCCAGCTCGGCCATGTCGTGGTTGCGCCCGGTGTCGAGGCGGATCGGTGCGTACCGCATCTCACTCATGCGGCACCTCGGGCGTGTCCACGCCGACGCCGTCAATGAGCGCCTTCGTGATGGCGCGCATCTGCTCGTCGGAGAGGCTGCTGTTCTCCTTCACCTCAAACCCGAGGCGCTCCGAGGAGTACTTGCGTCGAGCTTCGGATGTCGCGTAGCCGCGCTTCCGGAACTCGATCATCAGCGTCTGCAGGACCGGGTTCTGCGGCGCCTTCCCGTCCGCGGTCTCGGTGCTCCGGCGCCGGGGAGCGGCTGGTCGCCGCCGCGGCTCGGACTCCTCGACCGCCGGGGGTTCCTTGCGCCACAGGTCCAGCGCCACACCGAAGCGCATCGCGCCGTTCCGGATGGCGTCGCCGATGGCTTCCTTCACCGCGTCGCCGCCGCGCTTGCCCGCGGCGTCGCCGTACCCGAGGCGGGTCACCCCGCCCACGGTCAGCAGGATCCACATACCGCCGTTCTCGTCGATCGCCGGCAGGCCGCGCGGGTCGAGCGCCAGCGGCGTCCACGTCCACGCCGGGTCGGCCTCGAGGAGGCGGTCGGTCACGTCGGCGTGCCCGACGTAGTCCAGGTGCAGGTGTGCACCGGTGATCCAGTTGCCGCACTCGTCGCACCGGGTCTTGCTGTGCTGCTCGCAGACTCGCGTACGGGCGTCGCGGCAGGCGGCACAGGTGACCCGTGGCAGCTTGCCGATCTTCTCCGGCGGGAACGGTGCCCGCAGGATGGCGGCTACGTTCACGGCGTTCTCGGTGGCCTGCGATACGCTCTCGGTGGTGATGTCGGGACCGGCCTCGTGGTGGGGGCCGGTTCTTTCGTCTGTTGGATCCATCGGATGGGGCCTCTCTCGGCCGATCATCCGCTGGCGACCATGCACACGCGTCGATAGCGTCAGGTCGCCAGCCGGTTACGGCCGGTTGGTGAAGGGCCCAGGGGGGTGGCCTTGACCTGCCAAAGTGATGACCGCCCCTCTGGTGCCTGGGACGGGTCTATGCGGGCGGCGCGAGCAGAGCGGCCAGGCGGGCCCGCTGCTCGACCGACAGCGGCGGCGCGGACGCGATGAGCTTCTCTAGGTACTGCTCGGCCTTCGCGGTGGCCAGCTCGGCGCGCAGCTCGGTGTGGTCCGCACCGGGGTAGTGGCGCACGCGGGCGGCCAGCCGGGTGGACAGAATCTGGGCTCTGGACACGGAAAGGGGCTCCCGTCGGGGGGCCGGTGTTCGGGATCGAACACCTGCAGGTCCTGACGGAAGCCCGGGGTACTCCGGCCCTTCGACCGGCGACGGCGGCGGGGGTGGCCCTAGCGCAGTCCCACTCGTTCAGCTACCCGTGTCGCGCACCGACGCGTTGTGCGTTGCCCCGATCCTCAGGCCAGGCAGCCGGTGGGTTTCGCCCTGCCGGTTGACTGCGGACACAGGATCGGTTCACGGTCCGGGGCCGGTTGCGCCGCGGCCCATACGAGGCCGCCGACAAGCACGCTACGGGACGCGAGGTGCGTACGCATCGCGACGCGCGGGAGACTCCTTCACGATGTCCGCCACGTGATGGCGACGGCGTCCGGGTCGAACCCGCGGCCCTTGCGGACGGTCGGCAGCACGGTCACATCCACCAGCAGCGCGACGATCGCGCGCCGCTGACCCAGGGACAGCCCGGCCCACCGGGCGGCGATGTCGTCGGCGCCGACCAGCGCGGCGACCGGGGACGTCTGCGCCGCCCCGGCAAGCTGGGCCTCGACCGCGGCGAGCCGGTCCCGGTTGGCGCGGGCCGCCGCCGTGTACTCGACGTCGTCCATGTCCCCGGCGCCGAGCATCGCCGCGAGCTTGCCCTTGCGCTCCCGCAGTACGGCGGCCTGACGGCGCAGGGCGGCCACGTCGACCCCGGCCTGCGGGCGGACGAACAGGTCGGCGGTGTCGTCGCGGGACAGCCGGCCGAGAACCACCGCGGTGACGTAGGCGTCCAGCGCGGGCGCGCTGCGGCGCACGTGTCCGCCGCCGCCGGCCCCGGCGCGCAGGGTGCGGCACCGGTACGCCTGCCGCGGTCCGGCGTCCAGCGGCGCGCCGCACACGCACCGGCCGATCCCGCTGAGCAGCCACGCGGGCGGGCGGCCGGTCAGCGTGCTCGACGCGCCGGCGTCGAGGCGGTCGCACACTGCCCGCCACGTGTCCTCGGGCAGGATCGGCTCCCCGGGCAGCCGGCCCACCACCGCTCCATCGTGGACGGTCAGGCCGGTGGTGCGTGGGCGGGCCAGCATGTCGCGGACGGCTTGACCGGACCAGCGGCCCGCCCCGGTGGCCGTGGCCACGCCGCGGGCGTTGAGGTCGGCGGCGATGGAGCGCAGCGAGATACCGGCCAGGATCTGCCGGGCGGCGTTGACGATCTCGGCGGCCTCGGCCGCATCCACGGTCACGCCGTCCGGGCAGAAGCCGAACGGGCGCCGGCCGCCGTGGTTGCCGCCGTTCTCCGCGCGTTGCTTGGCGGCCCGCGCCACCCGTTCCCCGGTGCGCTCCGCTTCCGCCGCGTCCGCCGCGGCGAGCATCCGGGCGACCTGCCGGCCGTCCGCGGTGTTCAGGTCGAAGGACGGGGAGCGCACGTAGGCGAACCGGGTCCCGCACTCCTCGGCGAGCCTGATCTGACCTTCGAGCTCCATCGGCCGGCGGGTCAGCCGCGACGAGGAGTAGGCGACGATCACGCCGATGGTCCCGGCCCGGGCGGCGGCCAGCAGCGCGTCGTACCCGGGGCGGGGCTTGCGGCTCTTGCTCGACGCGCCGGTGTCGTTGTCCGAGTAGGCCCGGTGCACGCTCAGGCCGAACGTGGCGGCCAGCGCGGCGCAGTCCTCGGCCTGGCGGGTGACGCCCAGCTCCTCGCTCTCCCGGTCGTCGCTGATCCGGGAGTAGATGCCGGCGACGTCACTGGTGGGCATCGGGCGGGCCTTGCTGGTGCGCGGTCGGGTCATGCCCCCAGCATCCCACGGCTGTGCACACAAAGCTAGGGACTGTCTTGCCGATCCCTGGCTTAGCGTGCATAATGGGGACCAGGCCAACCGGCCGCCCAAGCTTCCGCGTCGAGCACAGCCCTCCGGGGTTTGGTGCTCCGCGGCCCGAGTCCCGGGAGGGACCGTGAACCTCAACATCACCCGTCTGACCTCCACGATCGGCGCCGGAGCGGTCGCCGGCATCGCGGCCTGGTCGTCCTGGTCGCACCAGGTGCACGTCGCGCGGATGGTCGGCGAGCGCGAGGAGGTCGCGCTCGTGCTCCCGTTATCGGTAGACGGCCTGCTGGTCGTCGCTTCCGCCGCGATGGTCGACGACCGGCGCAACGGCCGCAAGCCCCGGCTGTCCGCCCGGATCGCCTTCGCGGTGGGCGTGCTCGCCACCGTCGGAGCCAACGTCGCCAGCGCCCAGCCGACCTGGGGCGCCCGGCTCGTCGCGGCGTGGCCCGCGGTGGCGCTGCTGCTCGTCGTCGAGTTGCTGTCCCGGCGCGGCAAGACCGCCAGTTCTCGGCGCGAAGAGACGCTTCCCGAGGCGACCCAGATTCACCGGACGTCCGTTGAATCGCCAACCGAGCAGGTTCACCCGGTGGCCGCGGTTACGTCTGCTCCGCTGCCGGCACCGACCAGTCCGGCCGTCCCCCGGCTACGGCGCACGGCCTCCTCGCCGCTGACCGGGCGGCCGCTCGGCAGTGCCCGGTGAGCCTGAGGAGCGCAAGATCCCGTCTGATCGGCTCACATCAGGCGGGATCTTGGAAGGTCCCCGCGTCCGTGGGCTTGGACCCTCAGTAGCACCCGGGGATATGCAGTTCCGACAGCTTGTTTTTCTGCATATCCACCCACTTCCCGACCGGCTAGTCCGGCTCGATGCCGCGGAGTCGGGCCTGCCGACGTCGGCGGGCGCGCTGTCGGCAGGCTGGTTTGTGCCAGACCTGGTTGCGTCGAGTGATCAACTCTCCGCAGCCACACCAGCACGCACCCCGGACCGGTGGGTCGCCACGATGGAAAGCCTGGCGACACCGGTCGCTGCATGTCCGGGCGTCGCTCCGATGGACTGTCTTCAATGGCTCGCCGCAGTGCGCGCAGTTGCCGGTACCCACGCCTACAGCGTACGCTATTTTGTCACGGCTGTAAGCTTCTGGCCAGCGACGACATGGCTCCCTTCGGAGCACTACTCGGGTTCGATGCCGCCGGCGCGCAAGATCCGCCGAATGCTCTCCCTGTTGTAGCCGGTCATCTTGACGAGGTCGGCCTGACGTACACCGTCCCGCGCGGCCGCCACGATGGCGGCATGCAGCCGTTCCCGCGCTGCCGGTACGCGGGTCCTGGCTTCGCCGACGGCGCGCTCAGCGGCCCCCACGGCGGCCTGTGCCGCCCGGTAGGCACGAACTGCGGCCTCAAGGTCACCGAGCACGCGGCCATGCTCCCATGCCCCGGTTTGCGCCACATACACCCGGTATGTTGCGGCCGCGCGTACCTACCGTGCGCGGCCGCACACGAGTAGCGTACGCGGCATAACTCAAGCGGCCCCGGCGGTGCGTGAACACCGTGACCCGGGGCCTAACCCCCACCAGGAGGGGCTGTGGAGCATTCTTCACCATCAACGTCTGACGCCGTGGTCCGCGCGGTCGAGGCGCTCGCGCACTTCCGCGTCGACTGCCGCCGCACCGCCGCGACCTTGCTCGGTCTGTACGCCCACGTCGGCGACCTCACCCCGGAGCAGCGCGTCGAGGTGCTCAACCACTTCGCCCCGCCCGGCCCGCGGGTGCTGCTCTCGACTCTCGATCGGCAGACCCGCAGCGGTGCCGCGTGGTTGGGGCGTCGCAGTGGCTGAGGTTCGCGTGGTGCGCGGTCGGGACAACCTCGGCCGGGAGTGGGCAGGCCAGCTCCTGGCCTACGTGGACGGCACCTTGGTCGCGAAGGCGACCCGGGCAGCCGGTGGCGAGATCTGGATCGCCGAGCGGCTGGGGCGGCGGCACCGGTACGTCAGCGGCCTGTCCGAGGTCGCTGCGCAAGAGCTGATCTTGGGCTGGGCACAGGAGGCGGCAGCATGACCGAGGACGAGGCCATCATGATCTTTGATCTTGGGGTGGAGATCGGCGAGCATCGCGCGCTCAGGCGTTCGCGGGAGGTCAGGCTGCTGGTCGCGTTCAGCGCGGCGCTGACGGACGGCCGTACCCAGGACGCGGACCGGCTCCGCGCTCAGATCCTCCAGGTACTCGAAACCGAGGAGGCGTCGTGACGACCGTGACGACGGACCGCCGCTCGATCGTGCTGTACTGCACCGACGATGGTCAGCACCGGGAGTGGATCCTACAAACCTGGGTGGTCGACGACTCAACCACGGTCGACCGGATGCTCACGGCGACCTTGGCGCTGCCGGGGGTGTACATCGAATACGACTGCCGCCGGTGCATCCGCAAGCCGCGGATCCGCGCGGGCCGGTACCGCAAGATGCTGGCCACGCTGCTGGCCGAGTCCGCGCGCACGCGTCAGCGTGTCGCGATCGACCTGTCCCGACTGGCACGGCTGAAGCTGTAGCATCGACTGCGTCAGCCGCGCACCGATGGCCGGCACGTCAGAGAGCCTCATGTCCTTCGCCACGGGCTCTGGGTTTTTCGCATACCCGGAGATAACCCGTGGCGAAGTCGACTACGACTACATCCCACCCTGCCCGCGGCAGGCTCGGACTACTGATCCGCGACGGCGGTACCGCCGAGCAGATCGAGCGAGCTAGGCGCGACCTCCGCAACGCGGTCGCCGAAGACCGTGTCCGGCGCATCGTTGACGAGCTTGGGCCGTTCGAGCCTGGCCAGGCCGAGCGGCTGGCCGCCCTGCTGGTCCCGCCCGCGGGGGGCGGTGCGGCGGCGTGAGCCAGACAGACCAAAGCCGCCCCCGAGAGGGCGGCCCCAGCAACACCGACACCCCGAGGGTACCGCAGAGTCTCGAGAGTCTCGCCGCTGCCCTGGTGGCGCTACAGGCGCGCCTGCCCCGCATCGAGAAGAGCGAGCGGGCGGTCGTCGAGTCGCAGCGCGGGAAGTACACCTACTCCTACGCCAACCTGGCCCAGGTGACCCGGGCGCTGTACCCGGGGATGACCGAGGTCGGGCTGGCGTTCACGGCGTACCCGACGCTGCGCGAGGACGGGCATTTCGTCCTGCGGTACGCCCTGGTCCACCCGGCCAGCGGCGAAGAGCGCGGCGGAGACTTCCCGCTGCCGGCGAACGCCGCGCCGCAGTTGACCGGCAGCATCATCAGCTACGCACGCCGCTACAGCTTGATGTCCGCGGTCGGCGCCGTGTCCGAGGACGACGACGACGATGCCGTGGCGACGCGCCCCGCGGTCGAGAGTGAGCCACGCAAGCGACCGGCGCGCCGCACTGGTCAGTCGGACGAACCGCGGCTGATCACCGACCAGCAGGGCAAGCTGCTGCACAAGCTGCTCACCGACGCCGGCATGCCCAAGCGCGAGGACTACCTCCCCTACCTCTCGTCAAAGCTCAGCCGCCCGGTCACCACCACCAAGTCGCTCACGGTCGACGAGGCCGGCATCGCGATCGACCTGCTCCAGCAGGCGCTCGCGGAGCCGCACGAGGAGACGCCGGGCGGTGTCGCATGACCGAGACCCGGCGCGGCTGGATCGAGTACGAGCGGCGCGACTGCCCGCTCTGCGCCGACAAGCACGAGAGCTGCCGGTTCGCGGCCGGGAGCCTCTTCTGCGTCACCGAGGGCTGCGGCAACCCGCACCACAGGAACGTGCCGCAGGGGCCGGACTGCCGAGGTGACCGGTGAACGCAGAACCAAGCAGGAACCCCCGCGGTCCGGAGGAGCACAAGGCGGCCGTCCGGGAACTCGGGCTGCGCAACGTGCGCGAGCTGCTGGCCCTGGCGCCGGATAACGACCCGTTCTATAAGGGCACCGCGGCGCACCTCCGCGCCGCGGAGTGGTTCGCCGACCTGTGGCAGCGCTTCGGGTACACCCGCGGCATCCATCTCCGGCGTGCCCACTATCAGGTGCTTTCCACCGGATCACTGACCTCTCATGGCTTGCCATACGAGAACACGGAGACCTGTTGGACGGGCCTCTGCAACGCGGCCGCGTCCGCGCGGATCCTCGGACTGGTCGACGCCGAGGCGTTCGTCGACCGCCGCAACCCGGATCCGGTCATCAACCGCCAGCCTCGCAGCGAGCCGGTCGAGCCGTCCTGGTCGTGGGGGTGGGAACGGTGGCGGCCCGACTGGTCGCTGCCGACGATCGGCACGCTGTGGATGCCCACCATCGACCGGTGGAAGCTGCAAGCCTTCGACCCATGGAGCGTGCAGTGGGATGACCGACCGACGGTGCCGACACGGCCCGACGGCCTGGTTGCCGGGTACGACTACGACGACGACGACCAGCCGGTGCTGCTGGAGGTGTGGGTCGAGAAGTCCACGATGGAGGACATCCTCGGCCCTCTGTGCCGAGGGCTGAACGTCAATCTGGTGACCGGAGTCGGCAACCAGTCGATTACGGCTGCAGTCAGCCTGCTGCGCCGGGCGGAGCGCCACGACAAGCCCGCACACGTGCTCTACGTCAGCGACTTCGACCCGGCCGGCGAGCACATGCCGACGGCGGTCGCCCGGCAGGCGCAGTTCTGGCGCGACCAGCTCAAGGTGGAAGTCCCGATCACGCTGGACCCGCTGGTACTCACCCGCGATCAGGTCGCCGAGTACCGGTTGCCGCGCGTCCCGATCAAAGAGACCGACAAGCGTGCGGCGGGCTTCGAGGCCCGCAACGGCACGGGGGCGGTCGAGCTGGACGCACTGGAGGCGTTGCATCCGGGTGTCCTCGCTCGCCTAGTGCGCCGGGCCGCAGAGCCGTACACAGACCGGTCCCTGCGATCGGCGCTCCATCGGGCCGAACGGGCCGCGCGGGATGCGGTCGACACACAGTGGGAGGACGGCACCGCGGCCGTATGCACCAACCTCGACGATCTGGCGGCCGAGGTCGACACGATCCGCGAGCGGTACCAGGACGAACTCGACCTACTCGCCTCCGAGTTGGTCGACGTCCAGGAACCGTTCCGGGAACGTCTCGACGGGCTGGGCGCCGAACTCCGGGAGGCGCAAGCGCCCATCCGGGAACGCGTCGAGGCCCTGGCGGCGGAGTTGCTGGCGGACCTCGCGCCCTACCAGGACCGTCTCGACGGGTTGGCCGAACGCGCTCGTCGACTCGTCGACGACTTCGACCCCGAGCTGCCGGAGCGACCGGAACCGGCGGAGCCGGACGTCGACCGGGAGGCGCTGCTCTACGACTCCGGTAGAGGCTGGCGCGATCAGCTGGCTGCCTACCGTCGGGCCAAGACTCACGCTCCACCGGATGGTGCGCCATGAGCCGGTACTGCCCGCGCTGCTCGTGGCCGCTCCGGCTCGACGTCAGTCCGGACGAGGACCTCGACGGCGCGGTGACCGAGGTCGTCGAGTGCACCGCGGCCGGGTGCGGCTACTACGAGCCGGTGGCGCCGTGCGAGCTGCCGCCGGAAGAGTGGGCGAAGCGGGTCAGCGCGGTCAAGGCGTTGCGCGGAGTCGACGACCTCGACGCCCGCGCCGCGGTGCTGGGGATCCACGGCTACCGGGCGGGAGGTGCCGGATGAGTCGCCAGTGGACGGACCGCGAGGTGTCCTATCTCGCCGCGCTTTCCTGGGATGCCGGCCGGTACTACGAACGGCACCGGATCGCCGAGGGTCACGCCGAACTCGAAGCGGCCTGGCGCCCGGTCGGCCGGCGCTCGTACGAGGACCGGGTCGCCGAGCGGACGCGGCTCTTCGAGCGGCTGGCCGAGCAGAACTACCGGCGGTTGGGCTACCCGGACGGGTACGAGTACCGCGGTACCGGTCACCGCTCGAAGCGATTCGGGGTGGCCGCGTGACGACACTCGCAGAGCCGATCGTGGCGCACCGCATGGACTACTGGACCTGGGTCGAGCATCACGCCGAGGAACCGGACCGGACCAGGCTGCTCGGTCTACGCAACCACTGGCGGCACGTGAACGAGACCTACTTCGCCGGGGTGATGGTCGAGCCGTACATCACGCTGACCGAACCGTCGAAGCCGAGCGTGTACGGCCAGTGCTGCCCGGTCTCCTCTTGGGGCTCCCGGCTGGAGATACGGATTCGGCCGTCCCTGTTGTCGGGGACGCATCCGCGGGTGTCCGGCGACCTGCAGGGACGCTGGCTGTTCGTGCTCGACGTGCTGATGCACGAGGCGGTCCACCAGTACCACCGCGAGGTAACCGGGACGACCGAACCGAGCTACCACGGCCATGGGCCGATGTTCGCCATGGTGGCGAACCGAATCGGTGACGCGCTCGGGCTAGCGCCCGTTGTCCCCCGTAACCGTGGCGGGTCCAACCTGCCCTTGGCTGCACAGTGGCCGCACTGTGTCACGCCGCTGGACTACTACCGGGGTGCCTACCGTCCACGTGTCCCTGATACCGGGGACACGTCCATGGTGGACTGTCCACACTGCTCCGGCACAGGACGCGTACCGGGCGGTGTCGCATGACCGACGACCGATGCGAGCACGGCGAGCCGGCGGCCGACTGCCTCAAGTGCGCCGACGCCCGGTACCTCGCCGAGCTGGACGAGGAACGCACCGAGCGGGTACCCCGGACCTGGCGTCCGGTGGACCTGGACGACGTCCTGTCCGGCCGGTACGTGACACCCCGTCCCACGGTGGGACGACGTGACGACGGCGCCGGTCTGTTCTACCCGGGCCGGGTGCACTCCATCGCCAGCGAGTCCGAGGCCGGCAAGACGTGGTTCGCGCTGATCGCCGTCCGCGACGAGCTCGCCGCCGGCAAGGCCGCTCTGTACCTCGACTTCGAGGACGACGAGGGCGGCGTGGTGGGCCGGCTGATGGCGCTCGGCGCGCTGGTCGAGCACATCCGCGACCGGTTCGCCTACATCCGGCCCGAGGACCCGCTGACCGTCCCCGGTAACCGGGACGACCTCGCGGAGGCGCTGGGCGACCTCCGGCCGACGCTCGTCGTCCAGGACGGCGTCACCGAGGCCATGACGTTGCACGGGTTGGAGTTGAAGGACAACTCCGACGTGGCCCGGTTCGGCCGGCTGCTGCCGCGCTGGATCGCCGGGCAGGGGCCAGCGTCGGTGGCGCTGGACCACGTGACGAAAAGCGCCGAGGGACGCGGTCGGTACGCCCTCGGCGGCGTGCACAAGCTCAACGGCATCAACGGCGCGGCGTACGTACTGGAGAACCGCGTGCCGTTCGGTGTCGGCCGTACCGGCAAGTCGACGGTGTACGTGGCGAAGGACCGGCCCGGCCAGCTCCGGCGCAACGCGCTAGCGGCCGGGGAGGGCCTGTTCTGGCTCACCACGATGGAGATCGTCAGCCATGACGAGTCCTTTGTGGAGACCAGCCTTTCCGTCCCGGTTACCGGGGACGCCAGGCCGAGACCGACGGCGCTGATGAAGAAGATCACCGAAGCACTGGAGCGGGCGGGTGAGCCATTGAATAAGCAGGGCATCGAGGACCGGGTGACCGGCAAGTCGACCTATATCCGGCAGGCGCTGGCCGCCCTTCTCGATGAAGGGTTTGTCAGTGTGGCGACGGGACCGCGAGGTGCGCGGCTACACACGCTCGTAAGGCGCTTCGACGAGGGGGTTCGGTCGTGAACGTCGTCCCGGTCCCAGCTCGTCCCAGCTCGTCCCGGACGAGGTTCCAGTCAGGTCGTCCCCCTTATAGGGGGGACGACCACTGGACGGCCACCTCCGGCGAGGTCAGGTCGTCCCACCGGAGAACGGCATGACCCGCCGCCCGAACCGCCTCGGCCCCCGGCCGGTCACCTCGACCGGGAGCCGGTGCGTGGTGGCTGGCTGCGCCGAGGCGGTCGAGGCCGGCACCTTGATCTGCCGCCGGCATAGCGAGGCGCTACGACGTCCGGCACCGGCGTGCGATGGCCTGTGCGTGCTCCCGGCCGACGTCGGCGTACCGGCGGCCGGGGTTGCCTACCCGCACCCCGGGTGTCCGCTGCACGCTCCCGGCGACCGCTGTGAATGCGGCCAGCCGGACCGGTGCCTCTCGCCGACGCACGGTCAGATCACCATGGCCGAGGCGCAGCACATACGCCACCGTCAGCGGCGGTCCGCGTGGACGGACAGTGAGTCGTGACGGCCCGGGGTTCGCGCGGACGTGGACGCGGCCGAGGTGCGAACCGCGAACAGCCCTACGTCGAGCCGGGCCCGCCGAAACGCCGCTGCGTCGTACACAGTTGCGTCCGCCCGCGGCTCGCCGGCGACGTTCGGTGCCTTCATCACTGGAGGCTGGAGGAGCGGCGATGAACGACTTGGACGCGGCGACGGCCGCGCAGTTGGCAGCGCTCGACCTGCTCGTCGAGCGGCTCGACTGGGACGGCGATCCGGCTACCGCGGAGCGGGACGCACCGGAAGACCCGCTCGCGGTCATCGCCGGCCTGGTCTCCGTGTGCTGGCATCTAGGCATGTCGCTCTACGACAGCGACGTGGCCGCGTACCGAGCGATGCTGCTCGACATGTCGATGTGGGTCCGGCTACGCGCGGAAGTGGAGAACCGGTGAACATCGAGCCGATACTGCGGGCCGCGGCTGACCTCGGCTACACCGAGGGCAGCGTGATGGACATGACGCCGGAGGAGCTGCTCGCGGTCCTCGGCGAGTACTTGGAGCTGGTCGAGGTCGGGCGGACCTGGGAACGGGTTGCGCGGATCCTCGGCGAGGAGGCCTGACATGCCGCTACGGCCCTGCCTCGGCCTACCCGGAGTCGAGTGTCGCCGCCTGGCCGAGGGCACCAGGTGCCCGGAGCACGCGGCGGCGTACGAGCGGGAACGCAACCGGCGCCGCGACGCGGCCCGCGGTTCGAGCACGGAGCGCGGGTACGGCGCAGACTGGCGTCGCATCAGCGCCCAGGTCATCGCCGAGGAGGGTTGCTGCCGCGACTGCGGCACCACCGGCACGCCGGACAACCCGCTGACGTGCGATCACGTGATCGCACGCGTGCATGGTGGCACGAACGACAGAGCCAACCTCGTGTGTCGCTGCCGCAAGCACAACAGCGCTCGTGGTGGGCGTACCCGGGGGCGGAGGTGCGGGCATTCGTGACGCGGATCGCCCGACCCTTCACCCATCTCGCCTCGGTCCGTGGTACCTCGGCCCGCGGATTTTCCCGCGACCACCACGTCAGGCAGGGCACCCCCGGGCGGGCGGGGTACCGGCGGCCGGGTGCCGGATCGCCGACCCAACAGATCTGCTTCGCATACGCGTTGGCGAAACTCAAGATCTCCAGGAATGGGAGCCGTTATGGCACGGACCGGCCGTCCGCCCAAACCCATCGAACTGCATCGACGTCACGGAACGTACCGGGCCGACCGGCACGGCCCCAAGCTCGCGACCGTCGCGCCCGGCCGGACCGCGCCGCTGCTGGCCGTGATCGCGCCGGGCGAGGTGCAGGACTTCGTTTGCGCGGACTGCGGCGAGCCGCTGGCGATCGAGCTGTACGCCGATGGCCGATGGCGACGCCCGCACGCCGACGGTCAGCCGTCGTGCGCGTGACTACGGCGCGCAGGGGTACCCCCGGGGGGTACCGGCGACATGGATCATGGCCCGCGCCGAGCGACCCGAGTCGCCACGCCCGTTTCTCTCTTCGCGCGATCTTGCGATCGTCCACAGTGGACTCCGAACTGAATCAGAAGGGTCCGAGAAGCCTCGCGGGAGCAAAACGGACATCACTCTCCGTCGATGGCAACGGGCCGAGTTCCACAAGATCGCGATCCCTGGAACCCGTAGACGGGGGCAGCGACCTTTGCAGTTGGGTCGGCGATCTTGGCCTCGGCCGTGTTGCCCCCAGCCCCCTCCCGTCCCTCTCGATCCCTTGCGCGCCACGCATGCGGAAGGTGGATGACGATGACGATCGATGACGCCGAGCGGGCGACGCTGCGCTATGCGGCGCGCGTGCTGGGGGACTTCACCCGCCGGTGCCGGGAGGCCGGGGTCTACGTCCCGCTCGACGTGGCCGCTCTCGCTGCTCTGCTCGCCAACGGGCGCCAATCAGCGCCACAACTGGACACAGAGGACGGTGGGATGGACCGTCTCCTTGTCAGCTACGAGCAGGCCGCACGGGTCCTCAACGTGTCCCCTCGGTCGCTGTCCCGGTTGGTTGCGGCCGGCGCGATCCCCCGGGTGCGGGTCGGGGGCACGCAGAAGATCGCGGTCGACGACCTACGGGCGTACGTGGCAGGACTGGAGCGCCGGAGAGGAGTCGATGGTGGTGCGCAACACGCGGCAGAAGGAACGTGACGCGGTCGCTGCGCTGCGGCGACTGGGCTTCCGGTTCGAGGGCCTGGACGAGCGTGCGGCCGGCGGAGAGCCGTCCTACGTCGACGATGGGCGCGCCGTGCATTTGCCGGGCCGCGGCGTGCCGTCCGCCGGCCGCGCTGACGACGAGCGTGAGGCGGCGGCATGACGACACTGGCCGAGCGGGTGACGGTCGAGGCGAGGCCGGTCGAGATCCGCAAGGCGCTCCTGACCGTCGTCGCCGCAGTGTTGTACGCGATCGGCTGGCTGGCCGCGGGCATCGTCCTCGCCGCCGTGAACGCCGTGCGCTGGTCGGTTGCGGCGGTCCGGCTGGGCTGGTCCGACGGCCGCGAGCAATGGGCGGCTAGGGCGAAGCGCAGGGCGGCGACGAGATGACCAGGTACGGCCGCGCCCGTGACCTCGGCCTGTGCCTGCGCAGCTTCGACTTCGAAACCCGCGGCGGTGACGACGGGCGGACCCTTGAGGGCTACGCCGCCGTCTACAACTCCCCGGCCCGCATCCGGGACCTGCAGGGCGACTTCGACGAGGTCATCCTCCCCGGCGCGTTCACCCGCTCCCTGTCCCGGCGGATGCCGGTGATGCAGTGGGAACACGGCCGCGACCCCCGGGTCGGCGCCGTACCCATCGCCTCCATCGAGGAGATCAACCCGGAGGACCGCAAGGGCCTGTATGTGCGGGCCCGGCTGATGGACGACCCGCTGGTCGAGCCGATCCGCAAGGCGATCGCCGCCAAGACGGTCAAGGGGATGTCGTTCCGCTTCGAGGTGCCCACCAATCCGCAGGGAGATCGGTGGACCCGCCGCTCCGACGACGTGGACCTGCGGGAGATCCGCGACGCCGACACCCATGAGATCGGCCCCGTCGTGTTCCCCGCCTACGACTCCACCTCCGTGTCGGTGCGCTCTATCCTGGCGTCCTTCGGCCCTGACGAGCGCCGCGCGCTGGTCCGCGAGCTGGCAGCCGAGGTCCGGCTCGCCGCGGACCTGACCACCCTCGACGAACCCGACGAGGAAGACCCGTGGACGCCCACGACGACCAGGGTCCAGCCAGCACCGAGCCGCGTGGCCGTGCGGGCGGCCGAGGAGCGCAGCGCGTACCGGCTGCCGAGCTGGGCCAGCTACGGAGATCCGCCGCGCGAGATGGTCGCCGTCGCGCTGCGCCTCGACGTCCCGGTGGTCGCCGTCGACGACCACGGCGAGCCGTGCTGGCAGGTCTTCACGAGGGCGGCGCTTAATCCCGTCTTCGACGAGGAGAACCACGCCCTGCCGGTCGTCCTCGGACACGCGCTGGCCGCCGACGGCAGCCGCAGCGAAGTCCTGCGCACCGCGCTGGGCGAGGTGCGCCGCATCGTCGAGACGCGGTCCGGGCTGGTGAAGGTGCACTGCGCTCTGCTCGACACCGCGCTGGTGGACCAGGTGGTGGAGGCGATCCGCACCGGCGTGTTGCCGGGCATGTCGGTCCGCGCGCTGGTCGAGGGCTTGCGGCCGTTGCCCGACCGCAAGCTGGCGCCGAACGGCCGGGACGTCTGGCCAGTCTTCGAGATCACCCGTGCACACTTGGTGGAGACCGGCCCGGCGGCGGAGCCGGCGGATCCGGAGGCGCGAGTCCTGAGCATCGACGGCGAGCCGATCGCCCGCCAGGACGAGGGCCCGGCCATGTCGGTCCGGCAGGCGATGGAGATCGCCGCGGCAGCCTCCGGTCGGCCTGGTGAGGGCCAGCTTCGGACCGAGTTGCGCGGCATCGAGCGTGAGCTGGACGCCCGGGTCCGGGTGTCCCGCGCCCGGGCCTTCCGGCACCGCGGCAAGCCGGCGGCGGCGGAGCGGTACGCCCGCGGGATGACCGACTCGCAGGCCCACGCAAGGCTCGTCGAGATTCGCCGCGACCTCGACGTCTACCAGCTGTTGGCCGGGTAGCCGATGCCCCGCCCGGTACGCCTCGACGTTGAGACCCGCAGCGACCGCCAGGGCCTGCTCGACGCTGCGAAGGGCTTCGACAAGCTCGACGACAAGGTCGGCAAGCTCGGCGACGAGTTGAAGGACACCGCGTCCGACGCCGCGCTGCTCGACAAGAAGCTGGAAGCTACCGGCCGGAAGGTCAAGGAGCTTGCCCGGGAGATCGCCCGGGCCAGCGACGAGGTCAAACGGGCCGATCTTGAACGGGCGTTCGGCGATGAGCGGCGTACGTTGGCCAAACTCCGCGCGGTGCGCCGGGAACTTGACGACGTCGGCGACGAGGCCGATGAGGCCGCTCGCAAGATGGCCAAGGTGGCGGCCGTCGGCGCCGGAACGTCCGCCGCGGGTGCGGGAGCCAAGAGCGGCGCGGCCTTCGCCGGCCTGTTCTCCCGGGCAGTCGGCTCTCCGCTGACGCTGGCGCTGGTCGCCGGAGCGTCCGCGGCGGCGCCCCTGATCGGCTCGGTGGTCGGCGCGGCGCTGGTGGGCGGCGCCGGGGCCGGCGGTGTCGGGGTGGGCGTCGCCGGTGCGTTCACCGACCCGAAGGTGAAGGCGGCCGCGAAGGAGTTCGGCGGTACGGTCGCCGGTGATTTCAAGGCCATCGTCGCCGAGACGTTCGTGCAGCCGACCCTCGCGGGCATCGGCAAGGCCGGCAAGGCGTGGCGCGCGGAGATCAGGCCCGAGGTCGAGGCAACCCTGAGGGCGTCGGCGAAACTGGTCGACCCGCTGGTGGACGCCGGCATCGGCTTCACGAAGGGCCTGCTGCCCGGGATCCGTTCCATGGTGGAGGACGCCGGCCCGGTCTTCGCCGTGCTGTCGCGGGACCTGCCCGCGCTGGGCCGGTCGCTGGGGCTCACGTTCGAGGAGGTCGGCGAGCATTCCGAGGCGATCAGCGTCGGTCTGCACGATGCGTTCATCGCCATCGAGGGAACGGTTGCGGCGGCCGGGTTCCTGGTCAGCTACCTGAGCGAGTCGTACGCCTTCACCCGTAAGATCGCCGGCTTCACCGGCGGCCCGCTGGCGCTGATCGACGGCGGTCAGGTCAAGCTGCTCAAGGACATTCAGCAGGCCGACCCGCTCCGCAAGATCGCCCAGCAGGCCCGCGCGTCCGCCGTGGGCCTGGAGATGATGGCCGACGCGACCGGCAAGCTGTACCGGGGGATGCTCGGCATCACCGGCTCCCGGATCGACTTCGAAGAGGCGCTCGACGCCATGACCGAGTCGGTCCGGGAGAACGGCAAGGGCCTGGACATCACCGGCGAGAAGGGCCGCGAGAACGCCCGCGCGGTCCTCGCCGCCGCGTCGGCGGCCCTGAGCATGCGCGACGCCCAGCTCGACCAGAAGGTCACCCTGGAGGCCGCGGACGCGGCGTACGCCAAGAACATCCAGAAGGTGTACGCGTTGGGCCGGGAGCTGGGGCTGAGCAAGACGAAGGTCGACGAGCTGCTCGCCGGTCTCGGCGGGTTCCCGCCGGCCGTGCAGACCGAGGTGAAGACCCCCGGCCTCGATACGGCGATCACGAAGATGAGCCGCTACCGGCAGGTCATCGGCGGCATCCCGGGCACGGTCACCACCCGGGTCGTGGGAACCAACATTCAGTTCTACGCCAAGGGCGGCATCGCCAAAGCCCAGCGAGGTCTGATCACCAGCAAGCCGGCGATGCTGATCGGCGAGCCGGGCACCGGCAAGGAAGGCGCCGTCCCCCAGCGCGGTATCTCCCAGCGCCGCGCCGCGGGTCTGCTCTCGGAGATGGCCGGCTGGCACGGCATGGACGTGGTCCCGCGGTACGCGAACGTGACCCCGGCCAGCGGCGGGTACAACGCGATGCCGCCGCCGCGGATGAGCGGCGGCGGACGTCTGTCCGGCACGCTGACGGTCGACCCGGGGATGACCAGCGGGCTCGCCCGGGAGATCGTCAAGATGCTGCGAATCGAGATCATCAACGACGGCGGCGGCAACGTGCAGCTCGCCCTGGGGCAGTAGTAGCTGACCGGTTCTGCCGCTCCCCGCGCGCGCGGGGCGGACTACTTCCCCGCCAGGACAGCGAAGCGGCCCGACCGGAGTCTGACGCCGGTCCTACGCGTGCTTGGCACGCTCGATGCGTACCGCGTCAGCGTCGAACCCACGCCCGCGCCGGGCCGGCAACACGGTGATGTCCAGCAGTTCGGCGACGACGGCGCGGCGCTGCCCGAGCGGTAGGCGCTCCCACACCTCGCGGACATCGGCGGCACCGAGCAGCGGGGCGGCCGGGGACGTGACGCTCGCCGTGGACAGCCGGGCCTCGACCTCGGCGAGCGCGTCGCGGTTGGCGCGACGGGCGACCGCGAACTCAACCGCGTCCATGTCGTCGGGCACCTCGCCCCGGCCGAGGTGGGCCGCGTACCGGTCCCGGATCTCGCGCAGCGCGGTCGCCTTCCGGCGCAGTGCCGGCACGTCGATGTCCGTCACCGGGCGGGTGAACAGGTCGACCGCGTCGCTGCGGGACAGCCGCTCGACCACCACCGCGGTTATGTAGGCATCCAACGCAACGGCGTCGCGTCGCACGTGCCCACCACCACCCGGACCGGCCCGCAACGAGCGGCAGCGGTACGCCTGCCGGGGTCCGGCGTCCAACGGCGCCCCGCACACGCACTTGGCGATCCCGGAGAGCAGCCACGTCGGCTCGCGCCCGGTGCTCGTGTAGCGGGGGGCGGTGCGCGGCGTGCCGTTCCGGTCGACCCACGACACCGACGGCTCGGACAGCTTGTCCCGCACCGCGGCCCAGACGTCCTGGGGCAGGATCGGATCCCCGGGCAGCCGGCCGACCGGCTCGCCGTCGTGCACGGTGATCCCCGCGCACGACGGTTTGGTCAGCGCGTCCCGCAGGGTCTGCCCGGACCAGCGGCCCGCGCCGGTGGTGGTGGGCACGCCGCGGCGGTTCAGGTCCGCGCAGACCGCGCGCAACGGCACCCCGGCCAGCAGCTGCTCGGCGACCGCGCGCAGGACGTCCCGCTCGTCCGGATCCACGCTCACGCCGTCGGCGAGGAACCCGTACCGCCGCCTCCCGCCGTTGTGGCCGCCCTCCTCTGCCCGCTGCCGGGCCGCGCGGGACACCCGTTCACCGGTTCTCTCCGCCTCGGCCGCGTCGGATGCGGCGAGCATCCGGGCAACCTGCCGGCCGTCCGCGGAGTTCAGGTCGAAGGACGGGGAGCGCACGTACACGAACCGGGTACCGCACTCCTCGGCGAGCTTGATCTGGGCCTCCAGCTCCATCGGCCGGCGGGTCAGTCGCGACGAGGAGTAGGCGACGATCACGCCGATCGTCCCGGCGCGGGCATCGGCCAGGAGTGCGTCGTACCCCGGGCGTGGCTTGCGTGAGCGCGTCGAGGCGCCCGTGTCGTTGTCGGAGTACACCCGGTGGATCCGCAGGTTCTGCGTGGCGCACAGGGCGACGGTGTCCTCGGTCTGGCGGGTGACGCCGGCCTCCTCGGACTCCCGGTCATCGCTGATCCGGACGTAGGTGCCGGCGACGTCGCTGGTGGGCGTCGGGCGGGTCTTGCCGGTGCGTGGTCTGGTCACGACCACATCGTTGCACGGAAGTCCGCACAAAGCCAGGGTCCGGCTTGCCCACGCCGGCGGTACCACCGATCGCGGAGATCACCACCGTGGCGCTGCTCTCGGCGCGCAGCAGACCGCTAAGCGCGGCCAGCTCGCCGGCACGGCCGGCGAAATGCGCTACTGCCGGGGGA